GGGCGAACACGACGAGGGCGCTGGAGCAGAAGAGAGTGAGTTCGGTCATTACTTGCACTTGTGGATCGTCTTGCCGGGCAGGCGGGTGATGCCTGGCCTATCCTTTGTTGCCCCCGGAATAAATCCGCTGCCTTCGATGCCCGCGCCGGGCAGGCGGGTGATGCCTGGCCTATCCTCTGTTGCCCCCGGAATAAATCCGCTGCCTTCGATGCCCGCGCCGCGCATGGCATCCACCTCTACCTTGGCGCTGTTGATGATGACTTGTCCGATGTCGCTCACTGCCTTGGCATTTTCGATGTTGATGGTTCCGTCTTTTAGCTTGCGCATGGTTTCAAAAAGAATGGCTCGCAAGTCGACAATGTTGTTGCTTTCGTTACTCATGGGATTGCTCCTTTTTGTTGATCTGTCTGGTGAGCGCGCCGCGTAGCTGGATGACCTGGGCGATCTCTTTTGGGTAGTTGTGGTAGGTGTTGCGCCGCATGTTTTCTGATCGGGTGATGCATTCGATCTTGTCGAGAGTGATCTCTTCGAGTTTGTTGGTGCGCATGCCTGGCTTGAAGGCGACGATGTGCCCATCTGGAACAGGGCCGTTGGCATCGATCCACATTTGCCGGTGGACGGCGACCCAGCGCAGTGCGGGCATGATGTTAGGGTCGTCGTTCATCTTGCGTTGCAGGGTGCCGTCGTCGTTGATGCGTAGAGTTCCGATGGGGACGTAGTTGTGCTGGGCCGCGCCGCGCATCTCGCCTTTTTTGAATCGCGTGTCGGCAGATCGTCCGCCAGCGACATAGTGCTTGCCCTTGTTCCATGTCTGGTGCCCTTTCTGGAAGCGCGAGCCGACACCTTGGCGGCCGTTCGTTCGTCCAGATGCTGGTGATGCCAGGAATTCTTTAGTCTTTTTCAGGCCGAGCCATGAGGCTTTGGCATAGACCTTGGCGAGCGGAATGCCGATGTCGCGCGCGATGTCGGCTGTGCGCTCGTGCGGGTAGCGATTGCGCAGGGCACGGTCTTGCTCTTCTGTCCACTTGATGCGCGGGGCATGGATGTGACGGCTTTTTGTCATGCTGCTTTCCTTTCTTCTGTTCTTACCTGAGCGAGTTCGGTCATGGCATCAGCCTTTCGCTACCCACAACCTTGTGCGCGTTTTTGTTTTTATCTCAACGACCCGGTTTTTTTCCAGCAGGGAAATAAGCTGGCTGTACACGGTGTTGTATGGCGTGCTGGCGATCTCTGCCGGGTCGTGCGCGCTGATCGGTTCTTTGAGGTGCGGTAATAATTTCATCGCGCTGTTTATTTTTTTCGGGCGCGGAGCAGGAGCATTCTGGTTAATAGACTTATACCGGGGCAGTATCCAGTCACTCAATGGCGTCACTTTCTGGTTGAGCATTTCGGCGAGTGTCATAGCGTTCGCGCCGCTTTTTCGCGCGCCTCTTTGGTGGAGCATCCAAGCGAGCGGTAGAATGCGCACAGGTCGCGCTCGCGGCGTTTTTGTCCGATCCAGCGACACATCCGAAGAATCCATCCCGGATTGCGGCGGCGCGGGACAAGTAGTTTTTTGTTCATGCTTTATCTCCTAGTCAACAATTTTTCGCCAGCACGTCCAGCGCTTTCCGTACCCATGATCCAACCCCCATTCCAACAAAAATATTTGTTGTTGCGGATTAAGCCATTCAGGTCGCCATCGCTTCGGCCATACCCCGTCTTTTTTTGCTAGTTCCGAAAATTCGTAGAACGTTTCTTTGCGAAACTGCGCGATGCCCATTGATAAGCCGTCGTCACCCACGGCGTCGTGCCGCCAACCTGATTCGCAGGCGATCACTCGCAGCATGGTGCGGGCATCTGCGGCCCACCCGGAGAGCGGGGCGATGATTGCCGCCATTAAAATAACGGCCCGCACTTCACGCCATCCCTTTTGGTTTACAGATGACCGCGAGCGGCGCGCTGGCATCTGGCAGCATTCGGATGCCGATCAGCGTGGCCTGCATGGCGCTGGCGGCGATGACGTTGCGCACGGTGCGTGTGCGGCCGTGGATGAGGGTGATCAAATAGTGGTTCATGCCGCCTCCATTCGATTGTGAACTTGCTGCATCCGAGAGTCGGTCACCATGTTGTGGTTTCGATTCGCCAAAACTTGCAGGCAAAGCGATTTATAAATAAGCGGGTTGGTGAGCGCGGTGGTGAGTGTTACACCCACATAACGCAGGCGCGCGCTCCGATACGCCCACGCAAGTTCGTCTGCCGTGATGTCATTTGGTGTTTGCATCCATCCCTCCGGCGATGTAGGCCAACTTGAGTGCGGCTGGATACCCGTCCATGTTTGCCGGCGCCCGTCCCAGCTCTCCGTCGCGCCATCCGCGCCTATAAAAGTCCGCCTGGTCTGCGACGCAGAACGCAGCCGGAACTTTGATTTTGTCGAGATCGGTCATCCCATCACCCCCATTTGTTGGCCCCGGTGCATCCCGGCTCGCGGGTTTTGCTTTGGGGGCGAGTTGGTTAAGCATAGAACCGCTAAACATACAATGTCAAGCAAAACTAAACCTGCAACATAATAAAAAGCCGCAGGGGTTTCCTGCGGCTTAATTTAGAGGTGTGTGATGCTGAAAGAGCTTAAGAATTATCTTGGGCGGGATATGGCTGGTTTGTGTGAGTGGGTCGGCAGTCAGTTGGTCAATTATTCTTTAACGCGCATCATGTCGCGCATCGACTTGGTGCAGTATTTATTCCGGCCGCATCGCATCTGGTGAGTGATTGATATTGGCTGCTGCGTCTCCAGACGGCGCAGCCAATGAGGATGGCGCCGGTTTCATTGTTACTTTTGCCTTGGATTTTTCGGCTGATTTTAGTGATTTTTTCAGGAAGTCCTGCGCCTGTTTGGCCTCGTCTCCGTCAACTGTTTCGCGTTTCAGTACGTCGTTTTGCAAGATGCGCACCAGTTGGTCGTTCTCGATCTTGATGTTGCCGCTGACCTTGCGCAGCTCCCTGCGCAGGGATTGCAGCATCGGTTCGCTGGTGAGTAGGGCGGCAATGGAGAATTTGCTGGTGGCTTGTTGCTGCTGGAAGAAGGCGGTCATAGATGATTGTGTGAACCCCTCGCGGCTGAGGTTGCCGAAGCATTCAATGAATTGCGGATTCTTTGCGCTGGCTTGGAGTAGGTCGATTTCGAAAATTAGTGATTTATCGATGGGTTGGCGGAAGTGGATTTTGTATACCTGCCACACCGCGCCATTGGTGAGCACGATCCACTCGATGCCATGGTTCGCCCCGTAGTCGATGGCTTGTTTGACGTGGTTATCTTTTAGCGTTTGCCCGATAGCTTTGGCCTCCAGCAGGAAGCGCACATCGCTACCAACTTTAACAGCCAGATCAACATAGGTTCCGCGAATAGCGAATTCAGTTGTGATCTCGATGTATTTCTTATAACCAAGCAGATCGGCCAACATATCGCCAATAATGACCACGGTATCCGATTCGCTGACATCACGGTCCTTTGCGTCTGAAAGGATGGACTGATACTTCCTGAGCTGCTGAGCCAAGCGGTCGGAGACCTTCTTTGATATTGCCATGTTTCTCCCCTGTGAAATCAAAGCTGAGTTGGATTTGGATTTTAAGGATGTTATTGCTTACCGTTTGTTCCTTCTTCTGGTTCAGCAAGCGAATTCCCTGCCCGATACCAGGCTTGCCTCTCTTTCACGCCAAGGCGTCTGGAGATTTCATCGGCGATGGATGTTTTCCCTGTGTATATCCAGTCGATAGAAAAATCCAGCGTCTTTTGCAATAACAACAACCTGTCTGCTGGTGGGGTGACAAGATTGGTCTCCCATTGAGAGACCATTCCTTTCGACACGCCACACAACTCCCCAAACTTTTCACCGGAGAGATTGTTGTGTTCCCTTAGTTCCTTTAAGCGTGCGCCGATAGTCATTCTCGAATTGTATAGCCGTTCTAAATCAATATGGTTTAGTGACGCTTGACATTGTGTGTTTAGTAGTATTAAACTGCGCTCCATCATGACTATCTCCATAAAAGAAATTGCAGCAAAGGTTGGCGGGGTTGTTTCCTTGTCAACTCAGCTTGGCCTATCACGCGGCGCAGTGTCGCAATGGGAAAAGGTGCCTTTGGATCGTGTTGCTGCAGTGTCAAAGCTCACTGGTATTCCTAGAGAGGATTTGCGCCCAGACATATTTGGCGACTACCCGGAAGAAGAACGAACAAAGGAGGCCGCATGATGCGCGCCTCGATACAGCCTTCCTCCTCCCTGAGCGAAGTCCGCGCGAAAGCGCGGTTGGTGCCATCCGGCCTTGCGGTCGGGTGGCATTTTTTTCTGGTGAGTGTGTTCATAGTTTCACTGTAGGTCTGTAGCTGGTTTCGTTCAATGATTGTCAGGGGGGATTTCAAATAATGGATCAATTGGATATTGCAGTGCATCAGACGGCGCATGATGCGCCGGGCGGATTGCCGGCGCTGGCTCGGCGCATCGGTGTTCGTGAGCAGGTGTTGCGCAATAAAGTGTGCCCGACTACGGAATCGTTCCACCTCAATCTACGCGAGGCGTTGGCGATGATGGATGCGACCGACGATGATCGCATCCTGGCTGTGTTGGCAGAGATGCGCGGCTATATGCTGGAGCGAAAGCAATTGCCGGATGCGGAGAGCATTGTGGCGGCTGTGTTGTCAGCTGATGCAGAGCATGGCGATGTGTCGCGTGAGATTCAGGCGGCGCTGGCAGACGGCAAGATCACCGAGACCGAGCGCGCCGCGATCGCAAAGCAGATACACGATGCGCACCAGGCGCTTGACCGGTTGAACTCTACCGTGCAGCACACACCCCATCGCGCCCACAAAGAAATCCAGTGATGTTCAACCTCCTCTGCGAACATGTAGCGCAGCAGCCAGCGCGCCCAGCGCGTAGCCATAACTCAAGCATTGGCCGCATGGTTGCCCCCATTTCAATCCCCATCCCCCTGCGAAACAAGAAGCGGCTCGGTGGCACACACAGTTGCGCGCCCGTTGCAACAGTTGCAACGGGCCCTTGTGCACCAGGTAAAAGGTACTCCCTGGCCTCATCCCTTGCGGGTAATCCGCACCCCGATGTTTGTCTAGGGTGTGGCTTTCCAAAGTTGGTCAACTCGGCGGGCGGTTCATGCTGACGGTCAAGATCGAAGGAATGGATGCGCTGAAGCGCATGCTGAGCGAGATGGGGCAGAAGCAGGTTCCGTTCGCGGCGGCGCAGGCGATCACCAAGACGGCGAAGTCGGTAGAGAAACGACTGCAGGCAGACATGGCAGACGCGTTCAAGTCGGCCAGCCCGTACACGAAGCGCGCGACGTTCTCGACATCGGCGACGAAGGCAAAGCTGGAAGCAACGATCGGACTGAAAGACCAAAAGCCGTCCAGCGGAACCGCTCCTGCGGTGCTGCTCAAGGAACACTTCACCGGCGGACTGCGCGGGAACAAGCCATACGAGAAGGCCATCATCGCGATGAGTGGAATGCCGTCAGGCTGGCGCGCGATACCTGGTGGTGGAATCAAGAAGGACGCCTACGGCAACCCAAACCGCAAAGAGATCGGCGAGATGCTTGGCGCACTGCGCTCGCGCATGCAGGTGTTCAAGGGGCGCGGCAAGAAGGTCGCGCTGGTTGGTTACTTCATCGTCCCGGTCGGCGCTCAGTCGCACCTTGTTCCAGGCATCTACAAGCGCGTCGCGCGCGGCGCATTGGCCGCGATGTTCATCTTCGTGAAGTCTGCCAACTACCGCAAGGTTCTCGATCTGCAGCACACGGCTGATAAGATTGTGCGCGCCGAGTTTCAGACGAACTTCGATGCCGCCTTCGCCAATGCCATGAGGACGGCGCGATGAACTACACCAACTACGACGACGCCAGGGCGCAACTGCTCGCGCTCGGGCTGATCATCGACAAGCAGCTCGACACCAGCGGCCGCATCCAGCGCTGGCTGGTGGATGGTGAAGACCGCGAGAAGCGCGGGTGGTCGAAGCTGGGGGATTGGACATCACCGAAGGGCAACACCTATCTGGTCGGAGCGTTCGGCGTTTGGCACGGCAACGACGATGGCAAACAAAGGATCGAGTTGCCGAAAGATGACGGCACCGGCAACGGATTAAGCAAGGAGGATTTGGCCGCCATCAAAGCCAAGCAAGCGCTGCTCAACAAGCAGGTCGAGGCAGACCGCGCCGCAGAAGCCAAACGAGCCGCGCGTTGGGCTGCCAATGTGTGGGAGCACTGCGCACCGGCTACCGAGCACGAGTACCTGGCGCGCAAGCAGATCAAGCCGAACGGCGCGCGCATGCTGCAGTCACTGGAAGGCATGACGCTGACCGGGCTGGATGAGGCGAACGAATACCGCATCAGCAGCGCGAAAGGCTCGCTGGTCATCCCCATGCACAACACGCACGCCGAAGTGTGCGGCCTGCAGTTCATCCTGCCAAAGGAACACCCGCGCCGCGTCAAGACCGGGCGCGACAAAGAGTTCTGGCCGAGTGGCATGGCCATGTCCGGCACCTTCGGCCTGATCGGTCACATCAAGCGCAACGGCATCCTGCTGTTTTGCGAGGGATTCGCCACCGGCGCCAGCCTGGCAGACGCCACCGGCCAGACCGTTGCATACGCATTCAGCGCCAACAACCTGATCAAGGCCGCCAAGGCGCTGCGCAAATCCTACCCCGCGCTGCGCATCCTCATCTGCGCCGATGACGACTACCTGACCGAAGGCAACCCCGGCTGCACCGCCGCCTCTCAAGCCGCCTCCGCAATCGATCTTTGCGCCTGGACGAAGCCGAACTTTCTCGCCGACGACGGCACAGATCCGCGCGACGGGAAGAAGCTCACCGACTACAACGACCTCGCCGTGATGACAGGGATTACCCTGACTCTGGCGAACCAGATCAATGCAAAGCTCGACGAGTTGAAATGGAACGAGCGCGCACCAGTAGCCGCGGGAGAAAATCCACAAGGGGGAGGGGATAAGCGCAAGCGCGCGCAATCCGTCATGCTGATGGACGACGCCATCAATCGCTTCATCCCGATCGACGACGGCACCGGCAAGACGCTGTTCGACACCTGGACGAACAAGCTCGCGCTCAAGGACGCCATGCTCTCCGTGCTGCCCGCCGGGGTGCGCTGGGACGACATCAAGCGCGACCCGATGTGGGTGCAGCGGGGCGCGTACTATCTTGATCAGGTCGGGTTCGACCCGTCCGGGAGCGACAAGAACTGCCTGCTCAACACCTGGCAAGGATGGCCGATCGAGCCAAAGCAAGGGCGCTGCGACATGCTGCTGGAAACCATCGAATACCTGTGCAGCGAAGAAGAGAATGGCAAGGAAGTATTCACCTGGATCATGCGGTGGATGGCCTACCCGCTGCAGCACCCGGGCGCCAAAATGTCCAGCGCCGTCATCATGCACGGCCCGCAGGGCACGGGTAAATCCACCGTCTTCCAAACGCTCGCCAAGATATACGGCAACTACGCCACCGTACTCAACCAGCGCGGCCTGGAAGACAAATTCAACAGCGACTGGTCAGACTCCAAACTCTTCATCCTCGCCGAAGAAGTCGTCACACGCGCCGAGATGTGGCACATCAAGAACGAACTCAAAGAGCTCGTCACCGGCGAGTGGATACGCATAAACCCCAAGAACATCGCCGCCTATCGCCAGCGCAACCAACTCAACATCGTCTACCTCTCTAACGACGACCAGCCGCTGCCCATCGAAAACGATGACCGCCGCCACCTCGTGGTCTGGACTCCGCCGCAGGTCGGCGAAGAATTCTACGATTCCCTTTATCTTGAGCTGGACAACGGCGGCGTGCAAGCCTTCTACCACCACCTGATGACACTCGATCTCGGCGACTTCCACCCCAAGAAGCGGCCGCCCATGACCGACGCCAAGCGCAAACTAATCACCCTCAGCAACAGCGGCGAGCGCGAATTCGTCGGTCAATACCTCGAAGGCGACACCGGATTCCCTGTCTGCCCGGTCGAGGTCAAAGACCTTTTCAAAGGGTACATGAGTTGGGTGCGCGAGACCAACGAACGCAACCCCAGATCGCTGCGCCAATTCGGCGGAATGATGACGCGCATGCCCGGATGGCAAAGAAAGCGAACGCAGATCTACATGCCAAACGGAAAACGTGAAGCGGCTTGGGTCTATATCCCGCCAGACGCCGCGCTCATCCAGCACAAAGCCACCATGCCGGGGGACGCCACCGAGACAAAGTGGATCTCTGACAGCATCCAAACCTTCCGCGACGCACTTAATGATCGGGCGAAACCATGACTTCGGCCCTAGTGTTCCGCAAGTGTTCCGCTTGTTCCGTAACTCCAAAAGCCACGCAAGCCAATAAGCGCGGGGGTGTTCTCTGTGTTCCGCTTGTTCCGTGGAAACGCGCCCGCGCGCGCGCGCATAAACAAAGCCGCAGAGTAAATAAATCACCTCTCTCACGCGTACATTTTTTCGCGGAACATACGGAACAAGCAGAACACCCCCGCCGCCATTGGTGTTCAGCGATTTTAACGAAGCGGAACAAGCGGAACACTTGCGGAACACCCATCATGACCGAAAAAACCAAACCCATGCGCCAAGCCATGCCGCTCACCGCCGCCTGGATAGACCAGCTCCGCGAAGCCTTCGGCACCGAGAGCATCAACAACAGCATCCGCCTCGGCATGCAAGGCTTCCCAGACTGGTTTCACGCCACCGAAGGCGAACACGAAGTCGGCACCCCATTCAAACCCGTCACCAACAGCATCAGCCTGGCCGACATGGTCATCCGCACAAAAGCAGAACGCGAACAAGAATCGAAAAGGAGAATCAAATGAAAGTGCAAGACAAGATCGAAATGCTGGCCGTCACCGCGCTTGTGCCTTACGCCCGCAACAGCCGCACCCACTCAAAAGAGCAGATCGCCCAGATCGCGCGCAGCATTCAGGAGTTCGGCTTCACCAACCCGGTGCTGATTGACGGGCAGGGCGGCATTGTGGCTGGCCACGGGCGCGTTTTGGCCGCGCAAAGCATCGGGGTGGGGTCAGTACCATGCCTACGGGTCGATTGGCTGACAGAGGCCCAGAAAAAGGCCTACGTGATCGCGGACAACCAGCTCGCGCTGCAGGCGGGGTGGGATAACGACATCCTGTCTGCCGAAATCAAGGAGCTGCAGCAGGATGGATTCGCGCTGGACTTGCTCGGTTTCAGCAACGAGGACTTGGATTCCATGCTCGGCATCGCCGACGAAGTGTCAGGCAAAGACCCGGAAGATTGTCCACCCCCAGTGACCGACCCGGTCAGCGTGCTGGGTGACGTCTGGAATCTTGGGATGCACCGCCTTATCTGCGGGGATTGCACCACGCCGACCGCGATGGCCGCGCTGATGGATAGCGAGATGGCAGACGTCTGCTGGACTGATCCGCCGTACAACGTCGCCTATGGAGACAAGGCAGAGTTCCTGAATAACGGAGACAACGGACGCACGCAGAGAAACACCTCGCGCATTCTCAACGACGACATGGATGACGCCAGCTTTGCACAGTTTCTCGGCGACTTCTACCGCGCCGCCTTCACTGTGATGAAGCCGGGAGCGGCCATCTACGTCGCCCACGCCGAGACCGAGCGCTCCAACTTCACCCGCGAAATGCTGAACAACGGATTCAAGCTGTCCGGCGTTGTGATCTGGCGCAAGAACACGCTAGTGCTCGGGCGGTCGGATTACCAGTGGATCCACGAGCCGATCCTGTACGGATGGAAGATTGGCGGCGCGCACCGCTGGTTCGGAGGGCGTAAAAAAACCACCATCGAGCACATGGGCGATGGCTCACCGTTCGTCAAGCGTGCAGACGGAAAGTGGGAATTGCACCTGGGGGGGGGCATATTCGTGGTGGAGGGCAAGGCGGAAATCGAGGAGCTGCTGACCTCAGTGATCGTCGAGGACAAGCCAAGGCGCAACGACGTCCATCCAACCATGAAGCCGGTCGCGCTGATCGAGCGCATGCTGCGCAACAGCGCGCAGAGCGGGGACATCGTGCTGGATTGCTTCGGCGGCTCGGGTTCAACGCTCATGGCAGCGGAGCGCCTGCAAATGAAAGCGCGCCTGTCGGAGCTGTCGCCGAACTACGTCGACGTCATCATCCGTCGCTGGCAGGAATACACCGGACAGCGCGCGATTCATGCGGTAACCGGCAAGCACTTCCCTGGGTGAGCTAAACCATGACCGCCGCCACCCAATCAGAATTTGCCGCCATCCTAGGCAAGAACAAGTCCTACGTCACCCGCCTAAAGCAGGCCGGGCGGCTGGTGCTCACGGCGGATGGGTTAGTTGATGTGGAGAAAAGCCAGAACCTCATCGCCATGACCGCCGACCCCAGCCGCGCGGACGCGGTGGCAGCGCGCCAGCCCGAGGCATCCGCGCCGCCGCGCGCGCCGCAGAACGACGCGGTCGGCAACAGCTTCCAACAAGCCAAAGCGGTAAATGAAAAATACAAGGCGCTCACCGCCAAGCTGGAATACGAGCGCGCCAGCGGCAAGCTTGTCGATGCCGAAGAAGCCCGCCTGTTCGCCGCCGACCTGGCCGCCACGTTTCGCGGCTCGCTCGAAGTGTTGCCGGATCGTCTCGCGCCTGAGCTGGTGCCGCTCAACGACACCGAAGCCGTCCGCGCGGTGCTAGTGGAATCGTTCGAACAGGTGCTGACGGATATCGCGGACAAGATCGCGAAATGGGGATAGGCATAGCATGCAAACCCTCTCCGCCCGCCACCTCATGTCCGCCGCCGCCGCCCGCGCGGTGCGCCCGCGAGGGCGGCTCACCGTCTCGCAGTGGGCGGACAACCATCGCGTGTTGTCGAGCAAGGGCAGTGGTGAGGTGGGTCGCTGGCGCACGGCGCGCAACCCGATGCTGCGCGAGATCATGGATTGCCTGTCGTTGCACTCGTCCGTGCGCGAGGTGTGGATCATGAAGTCGTCGCAGGTGGGCGTCACCGAGATGTCGGTGAACT